TAAAGGCGAGATTGGCGGAAGCAACAGAATCAAGGTCGGTATTGCTGACGCAAGCGACCCAAACAAAATGCCCGCAATCGGCCTTGCTATGCAGGAAATGAACACAACTTCAACAATGGATGGCAACATGATTCTCACAGGTATTCTCAACGAGAACATTACGATTACAAGCGTTGTTGAGCAAGCCATTATTTATGTTGCGCCTCACGGTGGAACAGCACCATACCTCACAATCACCCGCCCGACAAGCGGCTCGCACCTTGTTCAAAATATAGGCGTTTGTGTCCGTCAATCGGCAACCAATGTATCACAGGCTATGAAAGTAGCCGCTATTGGCAGAACGAATGATATTCCCAACGGTGATATTACAACCAATTCAGCCGATGCTGACTATGTGTATATTGACGATGGCGGCGTGTTTAAAAAAATCACGCCAGCCAATTTGGGTATCGGCGGCGGTGGCGGTTCGGGAACAGTCACTTCTATTGCTACTACTGCACCGATTACAGGAGGCACGATAACAACCACAGGCACGATTGGTATATCAGCCGCAACAACAAGTGCCGCAGGTTCTATGTCGGGTGCTGACAAAACTAAACTTGATGGTATAGCCACAGGTGCTACTGCATACGCTGATGCTGATGCTATTGCGGCAGTTGAAGGAGAGGCGACTTTAGATTTAACAGGTGATGTGACAATAGGAGATAAAAAATTCACTGTTGATACAGATACATTAGTCGTAAATGCACCTTCTTATCTAAATAGAGTGGGTATAGGAACTGCTACACCTTCGGCAGAATTACATATTGTAGGCTCGGCTAACCCAACATTAAGAATATCCGAAGCGGGTCAAAGTGGTTATACAACATATACTTCGGTTGTTGATTCTCAAGCAAGAATAGAAGCAGTTAATGATACTGCTTCGGAAGGTGTTATACTTGACATAAATCCAAAGTGTAATGCTTCAACGGGAACTTCACAAGAGGTTAGATTCTTTAGAGATTCAAGGTCGGGCATTGATGGTAATTTTAGAGTTAAACAAGTCGGAACTAACACAGATGTTTTAACTGTATATTCGGATAAAGACGGAACGGCTCACACTATGACAATGAATGGAACTATTGCTCAATCAGTGACAAGTGCCGTGTTAGTGGCTGACGGTAGCGGTATATTATCGGCGGCTTCGACTCTTCAAGATGTTGCTTATTTACAAGGAGGACAGGCTGAAACTGATACTTTTACGCCAACAATTTCAGCCGCTTCATGGGCTGTTCCCCCCCCTGCAACAATTCAAGAAGCAATAGAAAGAATAGCAAATGCACTTGCACCTTTGGTGGGTGGAACAATACCGTGAGGTTATTATTATGGATAAATGGTTAAATGAATGGTTTGATGTTCAGTCAAAAAAACTTGACGAAGCAGAAAAAAAAGAAAAAAAAGATTTGATTACAGGTGAAAAAAATGACTGAAAAAAGAAAGGGAAAAATAGTTTATCAGCCACCGGAAAGGTGCTATACTAATGTGAACATTGAAACGACAGAACATGGCTACCGCATTTATAGGGTGGGTGAAAACAGACCATTTACGGTTATACCGTTTTCGGCAGTAAAAGAAATCTTATACAAAGAAGGTGAATAATATGGATTTAGATACAATAGTGCTTTATGGATTAGTGGCCGCATATGTCGGTGAAAAAGGTCTTGCTCTTTACAAAAGAGTAATGGCTGACGGCAAAATAACTCTTGACGAAATAGAAGAAATTATTGAAGAAGTCACAGATATTGCCGATGAAGCAAAAGAGATGATTGAAGATGGGGCTTGAGGATAAAGTTGATTCGTTGGATGAAAGAGTCCGTTTGCTTGAACAAGCGGTCTTTGAATTATCCACTATGGCTAAATATTTGAAGTATGCTTTCTTTGCTATGGTTGCTTCGTTAGGTGTGGATATGCAGGGGATGATTTAAGGTGGCACACTTTTTCTATTGTGAAGTTGCCGATGTTGGTTCACGGCTTGGTCTTGATAGCGCACAACGCACAAGAGCAAACAATCGCATCGAAAGTTGCATTAGAAGAAGTGCCATTGACATAGACCAAATGTTCCGTGATTATGGGCGCGATGTTCCTTCAACATATATCGCTGATTCAACACTTAACGGTGCTATTACCGCAGGTGCTACAACAATTACACTAAATGACGCATCTTCTTTTTCGACAAGCGGAAACGGTGACATTGACGGTGATTCATTTAAGTGGACAGGAAAAAGCAGTAATGACTTAACAGGTTGCACAGGAATTTCTTTCGACCATAATAATAACGCAAAAGTTCACGAAGGCGAAATGTCCCATGTTCTAAAAGAAATATGCGCTGATTTAGCGGCATCTTATTATCTTGAAGATGAATCTATGTTTCAGACAACAACCACAGACGGCTCTCTTAGGAGTAGCGCGCTAAGAGAAAGAGGGGAGAGAAATTTAATGCGCCTTGCTCATTTAGGGAGTGTTGATTAGTTATGATGGATTTAGATGTCACATTAGACACAAGTCAATTAGACGCATCTTTGCGAATGTCGGGAACAAGGATGAAAAAAGCATTAAGGCGTGGTTTTGGAGAAACTATGTCAAGACTTAAATACACAATAAAACAATACATTGATGGTGCTTTTAGAAGCCAAGCAACACAAAAAATTGGTAATTCATTAAATCATGAAATAATAGATGAAGGAAAAGATGTTGTTGCAATTTTTGGTAGCGAAGGGCCGGACTTTAACGGTCAAATAGGAGTAGGTATTCATAGCGAGGCTGACGATGATGGTAATACATGGAATTTAGCACAAATGTATAATGAAGGTATTCCGGCAAGAAGTTTTACATGGAAAGGTAAAACGGGTCGAAGAACCGCTTCACAATATGGTCGTCAAGCAGGTAGGGCAGGTGGTAGTAGTCCTTGGTTAAGTAATAAACCTTTTTTCTATGGTGCGCCAAGATTAGCATTTATTGAAGAGGCAGAAAAAAGATTTAATGATAGTGTTGAAAGAATAGTAAAAAGACACATAGATAGAGAGTTTCAAGAGGTTATTTAGATGGCAATAGCAACCACTTCACAGTATTGGACTACGAGACTAAACGGTGAGAATCCGACAAGTCCATCAGTAGCAAATACACAAAACAATGAGGCATTTGTAGTCACAGGTAGCGGTGCAAGTGCAAGTGGCGAATATTGGAGAGTCACAGATGCACGATACTCTATTACGCCAACAGAAGAAGAATATACTCTTTTTGCGGTGCTTAGTTATAATTCTGCACCGGACAACGATGAAGTCTTAATGTCACTTGATAACGGCACATACAAAGTCGAAGTCAAAGCCGATGGAACAACGGAAAAAGTAAAATTAGTTGGTGCTACAACGGTGACAAGTGCCGAATTGGATATTGACATGACAGAAGATAATCCCGTTCCTTTAGTGCTTAGATTGACTCTTGATAGTAGCGGAAACGCAAAATTATTTATGCGTGAAATTATTGAAGATGATGATAGCAATATACACTATTTATCAGTGACGGGTGCTTCGGGTTCTTCTAAAAATATTGGATTTGGCAACAACAGTGGTAGCATTGATTGGGGCGCAGTGTATGTTTCTAAGCATGGTGCTTTCGACCCCGATGAATTAGCCCCATCAGACTTTGCCACAGATACGCTACTTCGTATGGGTATGTCAATTGTAAAACAATTGCAAAACAGTAAAAGAATGTATTTAAAAACACACATGAGCGAGTCGGCAATCAGATACGGTTTTGATGTGTCTAAATCTATGCTAACAAGATTAACTCCGCCTGTAATTCATGTAATGCTTCGTGGTATTAACTCTCCCGAATTTGCGGCTCTTGGTGGTGGTAGGGTTGACCAAGAATACGAAGTTATTGTGTATGTCACTACAAGAGGCACTAACTACGAAAACGCATATAGATTAGCCTTAAATATAGCCGGTGAATGTTTTGATGAGATTTACACAAAGACAGGTTTGTTAGGAACAACAGACAGTTTGATAAATTACACTTGTGAGTTAGACCACAAGTTTGACGATGATGATACAATATGCACCCATATGCTTACATTTACATATCTAAGACGAATCAATATGAGACACCGTTGAAAATATTAAATAACAAACGGGGCTTCGTTGTAATTAACAGGTGAGATAATGGCTGTTTTTGACAATCGTTTCGTTGCTCTTAACAAAGAAGGTGCAACATATGGCACTGCCGCAGGGTCAAATGTATTTGGTGAAGTTGATGATGAATCTATCAGACACCAATATGACATACTACAAAGAGAAGATATGAGCCGATATGGTGCGGCTAAGTCCGTCACAGGAAAAGAATATTCCGGTGGCGACATAAACTTGGCTTTGATGAATGACAATTTTATGGGTCATCTTTTAGTCGGTGTATTCCCAACAGATACCGTAGGTGCATTGTCGGGTTCACTTTACCCACACACCTTTACAGAAGCCGGAACACTACCTTCATTTAACATGATAGTTGGTCGTGAGGACAAAGAACATACTTACAAAGGTATGGTTATCGACTCCCTTTCGGTATCAGCAAATCTAAACGAGTATGCAACAGTTTCAGCGAGTTTCATGGGTCAATCAGAAGATATTGCTTCACTTGCGGCAGTTGGAACAACAACCCCATCGTTTGCTGATAACTTACCTGCACTTTACTTCTCTAATTGTGACATTTTCTTTAACGGTGATTCAAATGCAACAACCGCAGTAAAGTCAATTAGTTTTGACATTAATCTAAATCGTGATGATGAAAACGCTTGCGGATTGGGTAGCACAACATACATTCGTGCGCCACCGGCACAAAGAAGAGAAATTAGCGGAACAATTGAGTTTAACCAAGTTATCCACACTGCAATTGAAAGCGACCCAACATACACAGAATTAACTACCACAGACGGTCTTGAATTGTCCGGTAGCGGAATTGAATTGAAGGTGCAGTTTGGTGACGACACAACAGACGACCTTCTAACATTTAACTTTTACAAGATTCGATTTGAAGCCCCCGAAGCAAATGTTAGTGGGCGTGATACGAACACAATGAGCGTAGGATTTGTAGCGTTGTATTCACCCGATGATTCAAAAATGATGGATTGCGTGTTGAAAACCACACAAAGCGGTGCTTATTGAGGGGGAATTTTAGTTGCCACTACATACTATTGGAGTTCCGTCAAAGTTGACAACCGAAATAGTATATGGAACAATTGATACAATCCACACAGAAATACAGACAAAACTACGCACATATGCGGCAAGTGATGAATTAATTTCAATCAATGTCGTGCCTTGTCACAATGGCAACGGCTACATGGGTATAATTACCCGCGAAGACCAATAGATATAGTATAGCATTCCGTTAAGGAAAAAGAGTTGAGAAAAGATGCCCGTATTGACAAAAGAATTTGAGTTAGATGATGGTAGTAAAATCACAGTGCGACAAGCAGGTGGTTTGACTAAATTAGAAATTGAGAACAGACAAGCGAAGGTTTTTCGCGACCATATGCACTTCGGCTTAGACCCGACAGAATGGACTGATGAACAACAAAAAGAATTTACTAATGCTATGGATGCCGCAGGTTGCGGAATGTTAGACCAAATAAAGGCTTGGATTCCTAATTGTGTTATAGAACCTGCCGATTTTGATATTGATACACTAACAAGCGTTGAATTGAGAAACATTCTCGGATTTGTTCGTGGTGACGACCCCGAAGGTGCAATCCCTTTGGAACCTTCACAAGAGTAGCCCCCTCCTTGTGTATGGCATTCAAGGGGGTTCTCCCCTCCGATTTGTGGGATAGGTATGATTGCGAAGGCGGTCAGCAAAAATTACTCCTTGATTTGAATGTTGCAAATGAAATACAGGATAAAATAAAAGAAGCAACAGATAGTGCCGAAAGCAAAAGAAGAAGCGGTAAAGACATGGTAGCCCGAAGAAATCAAAGAAGGGCGCAAAGGGAATTATTAAGCGACAAAGAGGGCTTAGAAATGTTGAAGGGCTTTGGCTTAGTCCAAACGAAGCAGTAGTTTAGCATAGGAAAGGGAAGAGTATGATAGACATTTTTTCGTTTCTTTTTCCGGTAATTTTATTTTTGACAGGGGCGGCTATGGTCGTTCTTCGTGCCGGTGCTTCAAGGGTTTTCTTCGATGTAGTAGGTTCGTTTCAAGCAAATAGATTAATTGCTGATGTGGATGCTAAGATGGGTGTAATTAACTCAATTATGCTTGACGGTTTATCGGGTATTGG